AGGAGAAATTTCTAACCTTATGACATCATTTTCTTCTAGATTATGATTTTGGTCACAATTTACAGTGGTAGTTATTTTTTGAACTTGAGCACTTAATTCTACTTCTTGAGTTTTAAAACTGTGAATGGTTCCCGATCCAATGGAAGAGAAATATAATAGATTTGCGGTTTGTCCTATTCCAACAAAACCACCAGTAGATCCAAGACCGACTTTTACTGTTGATATTCCAATTAAATCTTTAGTAAACTTTGCGACATAGACTGAAGATCCATTTTCTAAAGTGGTGCTTCCTGTTCCAGTAGAAACTGAAATAGATATTCCTCCTCCATTGCTATAAATTAATCTTTGTCCAGTCAATAGATTGTGGTTTGGTAGATAAATTGACTGAAGTGGAATATATTCATTAATAAAAGTTGATCCGTAAGAGATAGAAATTGTAGTTCCCAGTCCAACAGTAGATACGGAAGAAACTCCTACAGCAACTGATTCTTTGGGATTAAAATATAGTAATTTTTGGATATTTGTAAATGAGTCTGTAGAGAACCCAGAGTTATAAGTAAACCTTCTTGGATTTTCTACTACGATTGTTCCTACAGAATATGCATAACCAATAGTTCCATCATGTCCTCTTTTAACATTGACTCTACCAAAAATAGGATCTACGCCAATTACTAAGAGTTTTTCTGTCCCAACTCCAGTTTTTGTGATGCTCAAAACATCATTTGGTTGAAGTGTGGATGGATCTGTAAATTTATAAAATTGTAAGAATGTAGAAATTCCAGTGGATCCAATTGTTCCTAATCCAACAGACAAGACAAAATTATTGTCTTTGACATTAATTTCATTAAATCCATCCAACTTAGAGAACTGTTCCGAAGATATTCCTGTTATATTGACAACATCAAAGTTCTTTAATCCATGAGGAACCGTAGAAATACCCTGTATTAATCCAGAAGTTGTTAATATTTCAAGAGAAACATTATTTAAAGAAATTTTTTGAGAATTAATACTTGATATTCTAGATTCAAATATTTCTGAAACCTGTGCGCTGGCATCATTTTCATCTGGGTTAATGGAATTGAAAACAATAGAATCTCCAACTTTATAATTCAATCCCGCAAAATCTATTAAAAACCCATCTATAGATCCTCTTTGTATAGAAGAAACTTTAGAAGATCTGTTTATAGTTTTATTCGGTTGGGTAATTCCTTCATATTCACTATTTGAAAAATTTAGTTTATATGGATATGTGTTTCTAATATAATTTTCTTGCGAAAAATCAACATCGTTTTGATTTGAAGATGGTAATAAATTATAATTTAGTAATTTTGATTTAAATTTATTTCCTATCAAATATGGGAATTTTGGTCTTCTATAATTCAAGTAGGAAGAATCATATCCACTCTCCGAAGTTTCTATAGAAGCAAAATATGCATAAGTTCCATTTGGAAATTCTGGAGTTTTGCAAAATCTTCCATTATGTTCGTCCAAATCACCATTATTTGTGAACTTATAATCTTCTACAAAAAATCCAACTTCAAATCCTTGTGGACGATCACTTTCTAAAACTTGCTCATATCCAGATCTTTGTGGTTTTATGGTGCCACCAACTTCTTTTTCATATCCATATGGACCATAAATGGGATTTCCATCATATGCCCATCCTATTATTGGAGAATGATTTGTTGAAATTCTTTCATTTGCATCATAAACTAAATCATATTCATTATAATTATTTGATCCATCAGTATTTTTTGATGGTAAATTTAATCTTAAATTTCTTGGTGCAAATAAACAAGTGTATTGTAAATTACTTGAAATTCCAGAAGTTATAAACCCATCATCATTTTTTGAAAATGTATTCTTATATTTTTCTGCAATATTTACTGTCCATTTTTTAATATTAGATTTAAATTTTGCATCAGAACCACTGGACTTTACTTCTATTTCACTTCTATCTGTAGTGAATCCAACTCCACCATTTTCAATCTTAAATGATTTAATAACACCATTTTCAATAATTGGAGCAGCTTTTAAATAAGATCCCTCTCCAACTATTTCTAAGTTTGGTGAAGAGTTATAACCACTTCCACCACTAATTACCAGAATACTGGAAACAGATGATCCTTTTATGATTGGTTTTACAATAGCGCCACTTCCAGACTTTAGTTCTATATTTGGTTGTCTATCAAATCCAATAATGTCAGTGGATCCATAGCCACTTCCATTTGATGTTAATTGTATGGAAGTAATTTCACCTCTAAAAACTGGATTTACTATTGCATTATAATTTTGAGATAAAGTAAATCCTACCCCAATATTTCCTACAACAGAAATTGTTATCTGTGGATAGTTGAATATGTGGTTTCCAGAACCTTTGGATGTGAAAACCACATATTGATTGGTTTCATAGTTTGTTGTTGATGGATAGGTTCCTATTCCGGCAGAAGCTAATCTAAAATTATTGTCATCTATTTTAATTGCATAATATTTTTCTGATGTGCTTAGTCCAGAAATAGTTGTTCCATCACAAGAATAAGTTATTATTTCTCCAGAATTATAACCATGATTTGGAATATTGATGTAACTACTTGAAGTAATAATTCCTGAAGTAGTTGCTATTTTCTTTTTGTTTTCATACCCACTTCCTTCAGAGATCACATTAATATGCGATATTACATTTTTCTTTTTGGTAGATCTAAATCTTTGAGTTCCACTTCCACCTTCAGTCAAATTAATTGGATTTAGTGAGTTTAAAGAATCTTTTTCATTATTGTGAATTTTAATTCTTTTTTGATCAACAACAGATACGAAATAAGATGAATTATCTTGTAGATATGTTTTTGTCGTAGTGTCACCGGACGTTGATCCTATACCAATTTTTTGACCATTGAATGAATTATATAAAATTTCTTCTCCATTATTAAATTTGTGGTCTGTGTTAAAACCGATAATATTATCGATAAAATTGAGATATAATCCCCCACCAGTGGATATTCCAGCAGCATTAAAATATAATTCGTGATCAACTTCACGAAGTTTTGCAACTGCAGATGCACCTGATCCATTTCCACCACTGATTATTATTTTTGGAACATCAACATATCCAAATCCAGGATCTAAGATTTCTATTCTTTTTAGAGATCCAGAAACTGAACAATTTCCAGTAGCTCCTATTCCAAAGGAATCTGTTATTTCTAAAACAGGTGGATTTATAACATCATAATCATTTCCACCATTAAGAACATCTATAGAATTGATTGGTCCATAATGGACAACTTCATTTGATTTATAGTTGAGAATTTCAACTCCATTTGCCAGAATTCCTATTCTCTTTCCAGGAGGAGTTTCTATAGAAGTTTCCAAAGTGCTTCTAGAAACTTCTATCTTCCTTACTAATTTTTGAGAATCTAAAATCTTACCGTAGTTTTCTGATGGAATCAAAGTAAAAGATTGAGAATCCGAATCAGAATTATAAAAAGTATAGAATGTGTTATTCGTGATATTTGAAGCACTTAGTGATAATTTAATAGTATTATTATCGATTTTCTTAACCACAAAATATTTTTTATTTTCTTTTGAAAATGCGTCAGAACCTGAGAAAAATACTACTTTATCTCCACTATAAAAATTATGGTTTTGAATTGTTATCTCAGTTACAGCAGTGAGTCCAGTAACAGAAACTGTTTTGGATCTATTATCTGATTGAATTTCATAGGATGGAATTGATGGAGAAGTAACGACTAATGATCCATTTAAATCGTAAACGTCCTGAACATTTGTAGTATAAATTTTTTCCGAATTATTAAAAGTATTGACTACTCTTCTTATTGAATAATTATTTGAAAATTCACCTAAAGAACTTTGATCTATATTTGCAGAAACTCTTATTTTTTTATCGGTTAATATTTTTTCTACTTTTCCAAATAATGTTGAATTATCGTTCTTATTGATAAACTCTATTTGATCATTTTTGTTTAATTGATGGTCGTCATATGTTGAAATTTCAAAATAAGGATTTGTGTATTTTATATTTTCGATATTAAATGATGTTAAAGTATTAAAAATCCAACTATTAAATAATGCATCATTTTTTTCTTTTATGAATCCTATACTTTTTACATTTACTGGATTGCCAACACTATAGTAAAAATTATTTTTATGATCCAAATTAAGATTTTCAATAACCCCAGTCACACGAACATTTATTTTTTGACCATTTTCATCAAATCCATATGTTTCATAGTTAGATGCTATAACATCATCACCAATAGATTCGACAGAAATGCCAATACAATTTAAAAATTGATTATTAGTCTTACTATTATAAGTTATTATATTTCCATTTACTATCAAAGATCCCTTTTCCGGAAATCCTATAGTAGAATCTACAACAAGTGAATTTTGTAATCTTGAAACAATCTTAGTTTTTGAATGTAATTTAATATTACCAAAAAGTGTTCCAAAAACTTTGATATCTCTGTCATATCCAAAATCAACATCAAGTGAGTAGTATGGTTCATTTTCATAATAGATAAGTTCTACATCAGAAATTGATCCATATGAAGTTATAGTTTCGGATTCTGTTTTTATTTCTTGAAAGAGAGTTCCTCCAGATAATTTTAAAGGATCTCCACTTATTGGTTTTGCAATAATTGTTTTTACTGGTCTATAATCATTTGCCGATGGTTTAAATAAGTATTCTTGAGGTTTTATTGTTTCACTATCTTCATTAAATAGACTTTTGAATAAAATCTTATTTGATGTGGGAGTTCCTTTTGAAGAGTAAAAATCCTTTGATTGAATTAAAAAGTTTTGAGAATTCAAATTTGAATATAAATCAAAATCTTCAAATCCTGGGAGATATTGTGCTTTGAGTTTTTTAAAAAACTCTTTTAAAAATAAAGTGCTTAAATTTTCTACAGTTGCTCCAGAAGAATGTATATCAATTTCTGAAGATTCATAGCTAACTTGTTTGCCAGCAATATTATAAGTGGTGATTCCACTAAATCCCCTTATACATCCATTAAAACTTGTACTTCCTAAAGAAGTGTAAGTAATAATCTCATCATTTATTTTTAGGAGACCATATCTATCTGGCCATCCATTAGTACTATTAACATAAATTGTAGAATCACCATAATCTACATCTTGAGAAACTCTGGTATTACTCTCTCCAATAATTTCTGAAGTATATGTTCCTACTTTCAATAATTGATCAATATTTTGAACTATACTCAGTGGTGCTGAGAAATGTTCTTGAGATTCATAGTATTGCTTTAAAAATGGTCCAAAAAGTGGATACTCTTCTTGGAAGTAAAGAGGAATTTGACCTTCTACAAGGTTTTTGGCAGAAATTCTAGTTTCAATCATATTATCTACTTATTGAACCGTTTGAAAAACTTGAAGTTTTTATATAGGAATATCCAGAAGTATCTGAACCAGATGAAATTGTATCTGGTATCATTTGAACGTTAATATAATTTTGATCTATCTGTAAAAATAGATCTTGCAATCCTATCACATCATTTGACTCCGGAATTGCTTCAATTTGTATAATGTTTTCTGGAGATTTTATATCAGTATCTACTATATTTAATACATTTAAAATTATCTCTCCTTTTTGATAATCCACTGTACCAACATTGTTTCTAATAATTTGATAATCATTGTTTGAAGTTTTTCTAAAAATAAATATTGTTCCTTTATCTCCAGAAGTTGATGGAAAATCTGAAAGATAAACAGTTCCAGAAATTCCACTTATTCTAAATCCAGAGGATTTGATATTAAATGGAGTCAAACTCCCAGTTTTATCGTACTTTAAATGGAATTGATTTCCAAAACATATTTCATAATCCGCAAATGTATTAAGAGATGCTCTAAGGTCTCTTCTCATTTTAATGATTGTTATATTTGAAGTAATGCCATTATCAACATCATCAATAACTTTTAACAATTTACTATATCTAAATTTACTTCCAAATCTATTAAGATCTGATGATCTGGACAATGAATTTATAGTAGAAATAATTTTTGTTTTCAAATCATTTGGTGATTTGATTGTATTTGGATTATAATAAACTGAACTGTTTATTTCAATAAACAAATATTTTATATCTATAACTTCAGCAGAAATACCAGCTACAGAATATTTCTTTAAATCATTAACTATTTTTCTTTTTGTTATATCCGAAATATAATTATAATTTCTTGGTTTTATACTGATAAAAACCTTCCCATATTGTGGTGGATCTAAATCCTCACCACCAAATGCAGTTACTGCTTCTGCTTCAGGAAATACTTGAGGAACAATTACCTCATAATCACTTGAAGTAACTGCTCTATTTTGTGAAGCAAATAATCTAGGTGCATAATTGCGAATTGAAGAGGCACTTTCAATATCATCACCACCCTCTGATGCTGATACAGTTGATAAGTTTGATATACCTAAAGAAACTGTTACTCCATTATTGTCTACAATTTTTCCCGAGAAAGAAAACTGACTAACACCATTAGCAGATTTTCCACTAGTAACAATATATGAAACTGTAACTATATTCCCATTTTCTAATTTTTTACCAAAAATACCATCTCCAAATAAAAGTTCATATCTTTGATCTTCTATTTCTTGTATTAAGAATACTTTACTATCTTTGTCTACGTTTGAAATATTATCAATTAAACTATAATTTATTGGATTTTGATCCGAAATTCCAGTTGATACTAAAACTCTAATTGTTGAGGTGTCAACATTTGAGTTATTCAGAATAAATCTCTGATTATATTGTGATGTGTTGATATTAAATGTTTGAGTAATTAAGGATCCCTCATACATTACGATCCCATCAAAGGATGCAATATTATTTGTTACAGGAACAGTTATATCTTCTGGAATACAAAAGGAGTAACTTTCTCCACCAAAAATATTTGAAACTGCGCACGTTCCTTTTTTCAAAGTAAGTGTTAAGGGTAAAATACTTTGAGGAGTAGTGTCTACGAGAAAAGAGACAGACGCTCTAGAAGATCTTATTGATCTGGGGATATATCCAATATTTCTTGCCAATGAAACAATATTTTCTCTTAGAGTAGCACTATCAATAAAAACTTCATTTGCAATCATATTCGCATTAAATGAAGTTAAATATCCATTATAAGCTAAAATGTCAATTAAAGTTGACAAATTAGATCCTTCAAAATCAAAATCAGTAAAATTTGAGTTTGCTCTCAAATAATTTTTGATCGTTATTTTAATCTGATCAAAATCTAGACTAGAAAAATTAATTTGAGGCATTATCGTACTGTCTGGAGAATGAAATTAACTTGCTGAGGTGGAAGATCCGAACCAAGTATCGTATAGTCTATCAATACATAATATCCATTTTGATCAAAATCTGGTGTTACATTAACAGAGGATAAAGATATTCTGGGTTCAAAGTTTATTATTACATTTCTTATTTGATCTTCAATTTGAGTTGTGAGACGCACATCAAGAGATTCAAATAAACTTACATTGACATTTGATCCCAAAAGTGAATTAAATGGTCTTTCTCCATTGATCGTTAGGATTAAATTTCTCAACGAACGGTTTATAGCTGTCACTCCCTTTAGAGCAATCAAGTCTGATGTTATTGGATGAGCTCTGAATGAGAGGCTAATATCCGTAAAATCATTATTAATGGTCTCTAATGGCACTGATTTACTCTAATACTGACTTATTTATACTAAAAAGGGGGAATTTGATCCCCCATTTTACTATACTTTTTTTTCAAATATTGGTTCAGTTCCGTAACTCCAATCATCATAGTCATCATCATTGCGAATTTTTGCATGAATTTCATTTTGATGAAAAAAATCATGTTTTTTGGGAGTTAATTCATCGTTTGCTATCTCACGAAGCATTTTTTGTTTTTCAATTTGCTCTTCCCAACCATATTCACTTGACAAATATTGAGTTCCCCACTCATCTTTCATAAAATTTTGGTCTTTATCGACTTTTTTGGTCATTTTTTTGCTCCTGATTTGTTAAATCAGAACTTTTTACGGGGTTGCTATCCCTTTCTTTTGCTGTTTTCCAAAAATATTCGTCTTCATGCCCCATTCCAAGACGTTCATGACCATTTTCTACTTGATAATATCGAGTAGAGACCTTAAAATCAGGTGTTTTT